GCGTTTCTATTCTCTTTGCGGTGCGCAGTGGGAAGGCCCACTCTATGACCAGTACGAAAACAAGCCCAAGTTTGAAGTCAACAAGATCATGCTGGCGGTTATTCGTATTGTCAACGAATATCGAAATAACCGCATCACCGTTGATTATGTAAGCAAGGATGGGTCAGAGAATGACAAGCTGGCCGAAGTCTGTGATGGGCTTTACCGCGCTGACGAGCAAGCCTCAGTAGCTGACGAAGCCTACGACAACGCTTTTGAGGAAGCGGTAGGCGGCGGCATTGGAGCATGGCGGCTGCGCACCGTTTATGAGGACGAAGAGGACGACGAGAACGACAGGCAGCGCATTCGATTCGAGCCAATCTACGATGCTGACAGTTCGGTATTCTTTGATCTGAACGCCAAGCGCCAGGACAAGTCAGACGCAAAATTCTGTTTTGTGGTCACCAGCATGACCCGCGACAGCTACATGGAAATCTATAACGATGACCCGACAGACTGGCCTAAGATCATCCACCAGTATGAGTTTGACTGGGCAACGCCTGATATTGTGTTTGTCGCTGAATACTACAAGCTAGAGGAAAAGTCCGAGACTATTCGCATATTCCAGGCCATTGACGGAACCGAGGAACGCTACACCGCCACCGAATTTGAGAACGATGAGACCCTAGAGGAAACCCTGATGGCTATCGGCACAAGGGAAGTCAGGCAGAAACGGGTCAAGCGCATGAAGGTTCGCAAGTACATCATGAGTGGCGGCAAGGTGCTAGAGGATGCAGGATACATCGCTGGCAAGTGCATCCCCATCGTTGTTGTCTACGGCAAACGGTGGTTTGTGGACAACATCGAGCGATGCATGGGTGCGGTCAGGCTTGCAAAGGATGCGCAGCGCCTCAAGAATATGCAATTGTCCAAGCTGGGCGAGATAAGCGCACTTTCTAGCATCGAAAAGCCCATCATGACCCCTGAACAGGTCGCAGGGCATCAAGTAATGTGGGCAGAGGATAACCTACGGGATTACCCTTATCTACTGATTAACCCTGTCACTGGGGCTGATGGCGGCACTCAAATCATGGGGCCAGTGGCCTATACAAAGTCAGCGCAAATTCCACCAGCAATGGCCGCTTTGCTTGCAATCACCGAACAGGATATGCAGGACATTCTTGGAAACCCGCAGGGCGCTGACAAGATGGTGTCGGGCATGAGTGGCAAAGCAGTGGAGTTGATTCAAACCCGTGTGGATATGCAGACGTTCATTTACATGAGCAATTTTGCCAAAGGCATGAAACGATGTGGTGAAATCTGGTTGAGCATAGCAAGGGAAATCTACATCGAGGACAAGCGCCGTATGAAAACCATTGCGCCAAGTGGTGATGCTGGCATGGTCGAGTTAATGCAGCCGATGATTGACCAGGAGACCGGCGAGATCAAGATGGCAAACGACTTAAGCGATGCCGCCTTTGATGTAGTCGCAGACGTTGGCCCATCATCTAGCAGCAAGAAGCAAGCTACCGTCCGCGCTCTTACTGGAATGCTTCAACTGACCCAAGACCCAGAGACTGCCCAAGTGATAACCGCAATGGCAATGATGAACATGGAAGGCGAGGGACTGAGCGAGACAAACGCCTATTTCCGCAAAAAGCTATTGCGCATGGGTGCAGTCAAACCAACGGACGACGAAAGCAAAGAACTTATGGCCGAGATGCAAGGCCAGCCGCAAGACCCAAATGCTATGTATCTGCAAGCCGCAGCCGAGGAAGCAATGGCAAAAGCAGCCCAGGCACGTGCAAGCACCGTCAAGACCGTGGCCGATGCAGAACTGAGCCGCGCAAAAACAGTAGAAACATTAAGTAATGTGGACATGGATTCGCAAGACCATGCGCTGAAACTAGCCGAGGAAATCGGCGGGGTTGTCCAGCAACAAACGGCAACCACCCAGCCGTTTTAATGGGTGAGATGGAGTTAAAGATGAATGATGAAATTGAGGTAGAGGAAATTAGCGAAATCGTTGACGAGGAAGAGGCCGAAGAGGTAGTTGTCAGCATTGGTGAGGAAGCGCCCCCTCCCGAAGAACATACTCAAGCGCCTGAATGGGTACGCGAGTTGCGTAAGACGAACCGAGAACTGCAACGGCAGAATCGTGAATTGCAAGGCAGGCTACAAGCCGCACCACCTGAGACCAAGCCAGTGGTGATAGGTAACAAGCCAAAATTGGAAGATCACGACTACGATGCAGATAAGTACGAAGAGGCACTAACCGGCTGGTTTGAACGGAAACGCCAGGCCGATGAATCAAGTGCAAAGCAAGAAGTTGAAGTTATTAATCAGCAAAAGGCATGGCAGTCTAAACTGGACGGATACGGTAAAGCAAAAGCCGAGTTAAGGGTAAAAGACTTTGAGGATGCTGAAGAGGCATTCCAGCAACTATCCTCAATTACGCAGCAAGGCGTAGTCCTTCAGGGCGCGGATAATCCTGCGCTGGTTATCTATGCCCTTGGCAAAAACCCGAAAAAAGCCAAGGAATTGTGTGATATTAAAGACCCCGTGAAGTTTGCCTTTGCGGTTGCCAAACTGGAGAAAGAATTGAAAGTTACTAACCGCAAGCAAGCGCTAGCCCCCGAGCGTGTCCTTACCGGCACGGGCCGATCATCGGGCGCGGTGGACTCTACACTTGAACGGCTACGGGAGGAAGCAGCCCGCACCGGCAATATGACTAAAGTTATTGCATACAAACGCCAAAAAAAGGCATAATGCGCAAAACGGGTATCGCTAGCCCGCAAAAATAGTAGTTGAATGGCCCCCGCCAGCCCATTGGTGAGTAGAGAAACATGGCAGCAATGCCGAATTTTTTATTCAACCAATGGAGTTTTTTATGAGCAATTCATTTAGTAAGGAAGAGCGCGTAGCCTTTGAGGACATCCTCGAAGGCTTTAACGATGCTCTAGTTTTGTCCCGCAACGTGTCCATCTACAACACAGATGGCTCGATGATGGAACGCACCAACAACGTTATTTATCGTCCCCAACCGTACATCGCGCAATCTTATGACGGCATGGATCAGACTAATAACTTCACCGCATACACTCAGTTATCAGTACCGGCGACACTTGGCTTTCAAAAGTCTGTGCCGTTCATTCTTGATGCTCTGGAATTGCGTGACGCACTGCAAGAAGGTCGCCTGGGCGAAGCTGCAAAGCAGAAGCTGGCATCCGACATCAACATCGCTATCATGAACACTGCGGCCAATCTTGGTTCGTTGGTGGTTACTGTTAGCACTGCTGCTGGTGATTATGATGACGTAGCCCTGTGCGACAGCATCATGAACGAACAGGGCGTACAAGCCTTTGACCGTTACTTGGCACTGTCCTCACGCGACTACAACGGCATTGCTGGCAATATCGCTGGTGGTGGCGGCGGCGCATCCGTGTCGCGTAGTTTTGCTGGCAATAAGTCGAACACCGCTTTTGAGCGTTCTTATGTCGGTATGGTCGCAGGCTTTGAGACCTACAAACTTGACTACGCAAATCGTATTGCAGCGGCTACCGGCTCTGACCCAACGATGAGCACTTTGGCTGCGGCAAATAACTACTATGTGCCTGTTGCAACCTCTACTGCGGTAACTGGTGAGACTGCCAACGTGGACAATCGTTTCCAAACGATTACCGTGTCCAGCACCACCGACTTGCCAGCAGGAACTGCCATTGAGATCGAAGGCGTTGAGGCCGTGCATCACATCACCAAGCAAGGTACTGGATTCTCCAAAACCTTCCGTGTAGTGAGCGTGACCAATGCAACCACTTGCGTAATCACACCTCCAATCATTTCCGCACAAGGTGGAACTGATGCCGAGTTGCAGTATCAAAACTGTATCGTGACTGCCGCCTCTGGTCGCACCATCAACCGCTTGAATACCGATGCAGCACCTATCAATTGCTTCTGGCAAAAAGATGCGCTCGAAATTCTGCCTGGTCGTTACGCTGTCCCCTCTGATGCTGGTGTTGCAGTAATGCGCGCCTCGACAGATCAGGGCATCGAATTGGTCATGCAAAAGCAATACGATGTGAACACCATGAAAACCAAGTATCGTTTGGATACCTTGTTTGGCGTGGTCA